GTCCCATTTTTTGATGGTATCTTCTTTGATAACACGTAGGTGCTTAAGACCAATGTTACCAACCATACCAGATTCTAATAATGCTCCCATTTTAGTATTTGTTTTTAATTTTTAGGTTTATTGTTTATTTTATTTTTGACATCAAATCTTTCATTCTCTTGAATTGTGGATTTTCGTATGCTTTAGATTCCGACAATACATTTGTAGATGAAGTAGCTGGTGCCGTTGTTAATTTTTCAACCACTGACTCGGTTACGGTTTTTACAGTACCCAATTCAGATTTTATTGAACTATACAAGTTCTTAGATTCTTTCAAGGTTGAGATTGAATCGAATCTTTTTAAGATATTTAACTTCTCTTGTTTGGTGGTTGAGTGTTCAGTGAACAAACGAGTTGCATATGCTAAATTGGCGTTGAATACAGCAACCTCATTTAACTTTTCTTTGAATAATACAAGAGCTTTCTTGTACTCGTCATTTTGTTTTCTAAGTTTGCTAACTTCTTCGTTGATTTCTTCTCTTTTGTTACCGGCTTTGTAAACATTTTTACTTTTTAAGCCTCCGTGGTAACCGTAACCCATGGTTCTTGCAGATTCTTCAACGTCACCTTCTTTAGACATATCACCTTCGTAATAGTCTTCGTCAACATATTCTTCAAGCGACTCATCACCCATTGGGTTTTCATCACTCATCATGTCTTCGTCAACATCATCAAGTTCGATTTCGTAAACAGTTTCATCATCCATCATTTCACCCAAATCCGTATCTGAATGTTCTGACTCATCAGATTCATTCAAATCTTCATCGGACATCATGGTTTCATCTAAATCTTCTTCACCTAACTTAATGATATACTCATCATCACCATCAGACAATTCAATGTGGTCATCATCCTTCTTAACGATTACACCATCCTCAGGACTCATAGCTTTGAAAACTTTCAAAATTTCGTCTTCGTCGGCACCTGTCATATCAACAACATCATCATCACCCATGTCACCAAAGTCGGCCATACCGTCAAAGTCGTCATCGGATGAATCTTTTGTGTCGATTCCTTTAGATGGTTCGTCAGATGAATCATCATCTTCGTCTGAGTTATCGTCCCCTAAGTTATCGTCAGCATCTGCTGATACATCATCTGTGGGGTCTTCTTCAGGAGTCGGTTGTTCTTTAACATCGTCTTTGGACTCCTCATCTTCCATTGATTCTTTTAACAAATCACTTAGTTCTTGTTTCATGGTAGAAGCAAGTATACCTTTTGCGTTTGCTTTCACTGCCTCTTCAAGGGTTTGTACTTGAAGTAATGCTTGTTCTAGAATGGATTTTTCGCTCATTTTAATAAATTTATTTAACTATAAATATATCGATTATGTAAAAAAATACTGATTATAGTATGATAACCTGTAATAAATTATTATTTACCTAAATAACTATCCAATTTTGACATAAGATTTTTCATCTTATCTGTGCCATTATTGTCATTTTGAATTGATTCTTGATATTGTTCTCTATCTTTTAAATCGGAGAATACATAAGCACCTGGTGTACTTGGTGAAGACACTAAATCAAAACACACTAATTCAAAATCATCTTGAACTATGTTTTGACCTTTAATATTTTTTAATGAACCAACACCTCTTGAGGAAATACCAAGAGTTGCTCCGTTCATTAACAACATTGCGGCTTGGTCACCTTTGGTACTTACAATACCCATTTTCTTCCATGCTGGTGAGGTAAATAATTTTAACTTACCCATTAAGATTTTACCATCCCACCAAGTCTCTAAAATAGAGTGTGAAACTCTATCCAAATCAATAAGTGATGATGTTGGGTGATTTAATTCATTAAGAGCACTACCTTTTTTGATTAACGATTGATATTTTTCGTTTTCTCTCTTAAGAATATTTTCGGGGTAGATTCTACCATTTTTATTAGGTGTATCATATTTTTGTAAAACGGCATAGAGAATTATATCCTGAGAGTAGTCAACGTCCTTCATCTCAGAGATAATTTTTTGATTCTCCTGTGGTGATATATATCCGGCGTCGTATTCTATTAGTATACCTTTACCGGTTTCATTTGGCCCGAGTATTTTCATCCAACTTTTTATAATAAATACCCCGAATACTTAATTAATTCTTTTTTTCAAAGAAATTAAATAAAGTTTCGTCCGTTAAGATGGTATCTATTACAGATTCTGATAAGTTGGATATAATATTTTTAACCTCTTTTGACCTTACATCAAAATGTTTTTCAACATACAATGTAATTTCCAAGTCCATAAACGACCTTTTGTTCGTTTTTATTCCACTTGTTTTAATATCTAAATCAACAATGGATTCTCTTTTAAAAAACTCAGTGTTGAGATTATATATTTCTTCTTTTATTTGTCTTCTAGTCCTTGATATCAATTTATCAAAGTCATGGTCATCCATTGATGGTTGTGTCCAAGAATTCAGTTGGACATAAATCGTTTTTAAGTTCTTATAATCAACGGTGCCGTATCCAATTTTTACATTATTGTGAACACCTATTGAAATAAACTTTCCTTTTTTCATTTAAAATTATCATACTTATATACTTTATGGTGTATTTAAAATATACAGAATAAACTTAACAAATCAAAACTTTCTAACTATATTTCATAAAAACATCATGATAATTGTCAATGTAAAAAAAGAAAAAAACCTTGAATCCGCATTAAAGAAATACAAATACAAGGTTCAGAAAACTAAGCAAACTGAAAAATTAAGACAAAAACAAGAATATACCAAACCTTCAGTTGCTAAAAGAAGTAAAAAATTAAAAGCGGTATATAAACAACAATTGTTTAGTGAACAAGATAAATCAAATTAATCCGCTCTTCAGTTCGATTAATTTGTAGTAGTTATATCTTGAAACCTCCGACTTATCAACTTCGGATTTTACACTTGTCAATTTATTTATCACAGAATCTTCAGTTGACTCTTTTAAAAGAGAATCCAACTTACTATTTAGTTCAGTCTTAATTGTATTCATCTCACTAATTAATTCCTCATTAGTCATAGATACAATTTTATTAAAGGTCTCTTTTTGGTCCTCTTTTAAAAAATCAGCGTACTTAATATTGAAATTATTAACTAATACTGTGTTTAGTAAGGAGTGATTTTCAATTTGAACTGTCGGAGCTTCAAAAATTTCTTTTTTCTTTTCTGTCATTAAATGAGACATCAAATTTTCTCTAGCGTCAATTTTTGATGCGATGTTATGAATGTTGTTTTCTTCCGACAGCATATCTAAGTTGTAATATAAATCGTTTGTTTCCGCAACTACATTTTTTAAAGATTTACCAAAATCTTTAATTTCTTTTTTCAAAGATTTTGTTTTTTCAATTAAAATAGGTTCAATTGATTCAACATACAACTTGGCTTTATCTTTTGATGTGATGTTTAAATTTTCTATGTTTTCATAGAATACATACATTTCAGATAAAGACTTATTTGATTTTAATTTATTTACTAAATCTTTGATTTCACCTTTATTATTAGATGTATAAGATTCAGTTAATTTTGTCAACAGTTTTGTTTTTAATTCACCGAAGTTTGTCATTTTATTTATTCGTTTAAGATGTCATTTAGTTTATTTTCTATTTCATAAATATTCTGTTGTGCTTTATTTACATCGAATAGGTCTTCAATTTTATTCCCATCACCCAACATACTTAATATTTTATTTTTTTTACTCTCACTTAAAGGAGCATCCCCACCACCGGCTGGAGGTGGAGGTGGAGGTGGTGCACCCGCACCCATATCCATTCCACCACCGGCCGCGTCGCCACCGGCCGCGTCGCCACCTTCTTGTCTCTCTTCTTCAGGTACACCATATTTGGAATCGACATCATCAAACACACCACTTCGTTTAATTACGTTTTGTGTGTTTGTTAATTCAAAACCAATCGCCCTTTCAATTCTTTGCTGTTGTAAATCAAGTACAACTTCACTATCACTCATACCAAGAATATTTTTCTTAGCCCATGTATGAGATACCGGTAAAATACCTATCTGTGATTGGTCAGACGTTGCGTCTTTGTACAAAGTGATTTTTTCTTTCCATTGTTCAATCCTCAACAAATCTGATTGTGCAGAAGGGTTAGTTAATGATAATGTAAAATTATCTAATTCATCTTCTAAACCAAGTAAGTAAAGATGAATTAATGCTATTTTATTTAATTCTTGAATTATTGATTTTTGAATTCTGTTAATGGTTCTCGCAAAACGAATATCCATTAAGGCGAGGGTTTTACCATCACCCACAACTTCTTCAAAACCTAAGAATGCTTTCGGAATACGAAGTGCTGCTAACATCTTCTTTTGTATGTATTCAATATCCGCAATCTCACCTAAGTTTTGAGCCCCCGCTAATGTCTCAATTGGGTTTGTTTGTGCCGGGTCACGAACAGGGATAAAATAATCTTGGTCAACAGCCATTTGGTTGTATCTCATATCAACCTGCCCGTTTCTGGCGTCAACAACTTGGTCCCTTTTAAATTTGTTCGCAACACGTTGTACATAAGCTTCTATGTCTTTATCGTCCATGTTACCAACAAATATTTTGAATACTCTTCTTTCGGGAGCTCTCGTTGTTCTGTAAATTAACATAGCGTCTTCAGCTAAAAGTAATTGTTTCCAAATCCTTCTAATTTTATCCAACATAGAAGTACCATATGGTAATTTTCTATCATCACCTAAAAGTCTGAAGTGGGCAATTTCCCACGCCTGAAATTCCAACTCTTTATTTTTCCACACAAATCTCAATTCCCTTGAAGGTAATTTCATTGCGTTTTGTTGGTTGGGGGTTTTACTTTCCTTACCCTCCCACCTTTCAATTTCAATATTTGGTAATTGTTGACACCCAACAATACCTTTTTCAGGGTCTATTTTTAAGTAAACAAAATTATCTCCGTACTTACAAGTACCCCTTGTCCACATTTGAAGATTTGTATTTAAGTCTAATCTGTTTAAAAACAAATCTTCTAAAATACTTTTTATTCTTGTTGATTCTGAAAATATAGTTAATATCTCACCCTTTTCTGATAGGGTTGTTGATTCTTCAGCATATATGTCTAATGCTGCCGAAATTTCAGGAGTAAACTCCATTGATTCGTAATCGTAATATGCTGATAATCTGTTTGGTTCGTAATAAACAGATTGATTGTATAATGATTGGTCTAATTTTGTCCATTTATCTGCAATGTATTGACTCTGTTGAGCTTGTAACATCGCTTTTTCGTACTCCTCTCTACTACTTGTTTTGAGTATTTGTTCTTTATCAAAATTAAACGACGGTGCTTCCTCGGGTGTCATCTTTCCAGGGAACCCAAACATTTTGGTTAATCTCTGAAATACCGTCAAATTACTGTTATCTGCCATGTATATAAATAGTTTATCAGAATATAATTAATTTATTTATGAAAATAAAGGTTTATCTTTTTTTACCGAATAACCACGAATACTGTGCGTAACTCTCTTTGGTTGCGTTGTTATGGTGTTTTGGTATATTCGGGTCGTTATCCATAGACATTGAGCCTATTTGGTCAAACGCAGTGCCGTATGAGTAAAATGATTTATTTGGTTCGTAAGTCCTCTCGGACAACGTCCAAGATTCTAACATTGCTTTATTTGCGTTTTCGTTTTTTGTTAATTGAGAAAATGAAATATCTCCAACATACAACGCCATAGACATACTCATTATTGCGTCATCATGAGTGCCTTTCATATGGTCGGGTCTACCATTTATATAAACAAATGTATTTAATTCGTTCATCAATCTCGCCGACCTAACTTGAAATCCTTTCCTTAGTTGTTCTTCAAACGCAGCAACAATTTGTGTTCTTTTGTTATTGAAATTTATACCAGGAATTTTTTCCATTGCTTTGGAATTATACTCCCAAATATTTTTTGTGTTAATTCCATCGATATAAAGATTTTTGTAATTTAATTCTTGTAGTTTTCTTGACGTTGCGACACCCATACCACCTGTAATATCAACCACAATAAAAGCTTCATAAAGAATACCCCATTTGTATGCAACTGATGCCAAATCATCGGGTGGTATTTTACCAATGTATTCTGCCACCTGTTCCCTTTCATCGAAATCAATTATATTAATTGATGAAAAGTCTTCACTATCACCCCTTGAAACGTCAACACCCATTATGTATTTATGACCTTGAATTGGTTCTTTCCATTGCCAGAATGTTGCTTGCATGTACTTCTCTTTCGGGTCTCTCAACATATTTTTTACAATATTGTCCTGAATTTCTGATGGGATTACACCATCACCCGAACCAAGAAAGTCACACTCTAATTCCTGTGCAATTTTTCTTCTATCGAATTTGAATTTTTTTGACATTGATTCAAACCATGACGACAGTGGTTTATAACCATCTTCTTCGTATTGTTTGTAATTAGTTATGTCAAAATCGTACATCACAACATCATCATCATTATATTGTTCTCTATTTAACATATAATGAACAATGTCGGTACATTTAACCCATCTTAAATCTTTCGTATATCTTGGGTCTTTAAACCATCTTAAATCGGTAATATGAAAATCATTGACATTTCTTATTGCTTGGTCATAAACTCCGTAATAAATTGGGTCAAAACCATTTGGTGTTGAAATAAGAATAATTTTACCACCCGTAGATAGTGACGCCATAGATGCCGCCCAAAAGTCTTCACCAGCTTCAATATATGCGGCTTCATCAAATATAAGTATAGTTGGTGTATAACCACGTAACGCATCCGCGGAAGTCGCCACCGCTTTTACTTCACAACCATTGTTTAATCTAAATCTACTTTCAGAGTTTTTATCGGGTGAAAACCCAACATTTATCCAGTCGGGCCATTGGTCTAAAAAATTTCTAATCTTGTTAGCCATTTCCACCGCAGTATCTTTTTTGTTTGCAATAACAAGAACTCTTTCGGGGTTCTCCGGTTTTGCTAATTGCAACTTCTTAGAAATCCAAGCGGCGGTAACCGTTGTTACACCCGCCTGTCTATACTTTCTTGTTATATTTTCATTGTATAATTCATAGTCTTTTAACAATTGAATTTGGTCAGGAAAAAGTTCTAATGGGACGTATCTTTTCTGAGTATTATCGTAAGTCTGTAGGTATGTTCTTAAAGCGTATGGTGTGTCCTTCAAGATACGAGCATACTCTTTTAATTGTTCTATTTTTTGATTACTCATATATATAAATATGAAAAAGGGT